CGCCGTGCGCGAGAGCATCGACAAGCCCGCCATCACGGCGGCCCTCGGTGCCGATGTCATCGCTCCGTTCCTGAAGAAGGCGGAGATCAGGGCCCTCAAGCTTCAGAAGAAGGATTAAACGCCAGATGAAATCACAAGCCTATGCGGAACCCCGCTGGCGCGTGCAGGAAATGCTGTCCGCGCTCGGGACCTACAATGAAATCTCCCGTCTGCTGGAACGCAAAGGCTACCCGCGCGTCCCACGCGGCACCATCAGTTCTTGGGCCAGCCGGGGTTCGATCCCCCCGGCGTGGCTTCCCGCCATCATCGACCTCGCCCTCGACGCGCGGCTGATCGGATCGATTGAAGACCTGCAGGAGAAAGCAAATGCACAGCACTGATCTGGAACCCGCCATCCGCAACCTGATGGGCAAGATCACGGTCGCCCGCGACCATCTCGCCCACCACATCGACCGCGCCAAGCACCACGACACGGCGATAGAGAACACGCAGTTCAACATCGATGTCTGGACGGCCGCCATCGCCGCCATCCGCGAGGTTTCCGGCTCGATTGACGCGCCCGAGCGCGGACAGCAGGCCTCCTTCGTGTTCGACGACGGCGTGCAGCCCCCAAAGCCCCCCAAGCCCAACGGCACGGCCGGCACGGCGAAGCGCTCCCACCGGCAGCGCAAGGAGCCCACATGGACCGGCGCGAAGCGTGACGTGCTGAACATCCTCAGGGACAACCCGATGACCAGCGGCGACATCAAGCGCCATTTGATTGGCGCTGGCACGGTCACCAAGGTTCAGGCCGACCGCGTCTACGGCATCCTGCACGAACTGAGGAGCAAGGGCATCATCATCAAGGGCGACGACAACCACTACCAACTGGTGAACTTCGTATGACGGCGGGGGCAACCATGGCCGTAGACCCCGGCGCAGTGTCCGGGGCCTACGCCGTTCGCCAACCCGACGGTAAGGTTCTGGTTGACGACCTCCCTACGGTAAACGGTCAGGTAGACGGGGCCGCCTTCGCTCATCTGGTGCGCGGCTACGGTATTTCCATAGCGGTCGTCGAGCAGGTGGGGGCGATGCCCAAGCAGGGGGTCGCCTCCACCTTCAGGTTCGGGGTCGCCGTTGGGATCATACGAGGGGTGCTGATCGGTAATGGCGTCCCCGTCATCTACGTAGTGCCCGGTGTCTGGAAGAAAAGGTTCAACCTGCACGGCAAGGACAAGGAAGCCGCCAGAGCCCTCGCCACCCTTCGCCACCCGCTGGTCGAAGGGCTCCACCTCAAGAAGCATCACGGTCGAGCGGAGGCCCTCCTCATGCTCGACTGGTACGAACAGGAGAAACGGCCATGAAGCCTGAAACTGAAGTCTATGTTTTCCCGCAGGTCGAAGATGTCCTTGTCGGTGAAGAAGGTATGCAGTTGCGCGACTATTTCGCCGCCAAGGCGATGGCTGCGATCATCATTGCTTTCCATTCCCCCGACCGCCCACTCAATTCCGACAGCTTCGCCAATGACGCCTACCGCGCCGCCGACGCAATGATGTCGCGCCGCAGGCGGTAGGGGAGAAACGACCATGAGTGAAGGTGAAGACGAACGCGACCGGAAGCCTGACATCGTGGGCCGGTTGCGTGACTTGCTGGAGAGTGATCACGAGCGCGGCTGTGAGGGACGCACTTATAGCTGCGCCTGCGGCCACGACAACCGGATTGAGCGAGCGCTGCATGAGGCCGCCGACGAAATCGAGCGGCTGCGAAAGGAGAAACGACCATGAAGAAGAAAGACCTTTCCCTTTACGATCAGATTGCTGCCCAGCCATCGCATGTCCTTGAGCCGGCGCGTGGCCTGCTGCTCTCGGCGCAGCGCTTCCTGCTCGACTACAAGGCCTCGAAATTCTACGGCCACATTTCGCGTGACATCGGCCCCTTGGTGCTGCGCCAGCACGAGTTCGCCCGCCCGCCCTACGAGCATACGTGGGTGGAGTTCGACATGGACGCCTTCGCGGAGGAAGCGCCGACGACCATGATGCACGACCCCGACGCGCGTGATGTCAAAGTCGGCTTCCTGTTCGCCGGCGACATCGTCTGGGTGTTCTCCGCCACCGCCGAGGGCCAGTCCGCCTGCCTGCCCTACCGCGTCGAGATGCACCGCCCGGTATCGGCCGACGAGGAACGGGACATGGCGCGGCGGCTTGGCATGTTGACCCCCACCTATCGGATGATGCTGCTGGCATCGACCGGCCACAGGATGGACGACCCTTGGTGGCTGGGCCCGGAGGCCGACCACCTGTGCCGCTCGCACCGGCTGGTCTTCCACGAGACGTTCGAGCCGCACCTCGCCCGGATGAGCAAGGAGGAAAAGTTCGCGTTCATGGCGCTCAGCGCCGGGACGGTGCGGCAGGTGCTGACGCTGGCCCTGCTGCTCTCGCGGCAGAGCCACCGCTACTGGACGATCACCGGGGAGCCCCACCGCCACGCCATCGTCTCCGGCAGGAACCGCGTGCTGGTCGCCCACAACAGGGTCACCATGCACCTCGAACAGCCGGTCGCCCAGCAGCGCTTCATCAGCGACATCCACACCGGGGCCCACCGCCGCGAGCACGACGTGCGCGGCCACTGGGCGCAGAACCGCCGCCTCGGCCACAACTGCGATCACCTGTGGGCAGAGGACGACATCGATCACTTCCACTGCACCATGTGCTCGGTGAAGCGCTGGTGGCGGCACGCCCACCGGCGCGGCGACCTCCACTCCGGCGTCGTCGTCAAGACCTACGAGGTGACCCAATGAAGGACCCGCTCTATCCATTCCAGAACGACGCCGCCGCCCGCATCGCCAAGGGCGAGCCGACCTATCTCGGCTTCGACCCGGGGCTCGGCAAGAGCCGCACCGCGCTGGAGGCGGCGACGCGCCGTGCCGCTCGCCGCATCCTCGTCATCTGCCATGCCTCCGGGCGCTACGTCTGGCAGGAGCAGATACGGCTGTGGTCAACCTACCATACGACCATGGTCAACCATCCCGCCGACCTCAGGGGCGATGGCGTCAAGGTCGTCACCTACGGCCTCATCTCCATGGCGAACGGCAGGATCAGGGACGCCGTCGCCAAGGGCGAGGAGTACGACATGACGATCCTCGACGAGGCCGCCGCCGTGAAGAACCCGGCCTCGAACCGCACCAAGGCCATCCTCGGCCAGATGCTGCCGAAGCTGGGCATGGTGATCCCGCTGTCGGGGACGCCAGCCCCGAATCACGCCGGCGAACTCTACCCGATACTCAGGGCTCTCTACCCGCAGAGCCTCTACGACAACGGCAGGATGCTGGAGCAGTGGCGGTTCGAGGATCACTTCTGCACCGTCGTGCTGAAACGTTTCGGAAACTCGCAGCCAATTCGGGTCGTGCAGGGCTCCAAGAACCTGCCCGAACTGCGCAAGCGCATCGCAGGCTTCATGCTCCGGGTGCGCAAGGAGGCGGTGCTCAAGGACCTGCCGCCGCTGCGCTACGACGTGGTGCCGATAGGCGTGGACAAAAGTGTCGCCTCACGCCTGCCGGAACTTCCGGAGGGGATGCAGGAGGCCGATGTCCTGCAGTGGCTCAACAGCGGCGACGAGCATCTCATGCGCGTTCGCCGGATGCTTGGCGTGCTGAAGGCCAACCCCTCGGTCGAGTACATCAACGACTTCTTGGAGAACCTGCCGCACGACCGGAAGGTGCTGGTCTTCGCCCACCACAAGGAGGTCATCCAGAGCCTCATGGGAGGGCTCTCCGACTACTCCCCCGCCAAGATCGACGGTGGCTCCTCCAACAAGGAGCGCGACCTCGCGGTCACCAAGTTCCTCAACGATCCGCGCTGCCGCGTCTTCGTCGGCAACATCACCGCCGCCGGGACGGGACTGACCTTGGTCGGGCCGCGCTGCAGGTGCTCCGACGTGATCTTTGTCGAGACTTCATTCTCGGTCGGAGACAACGCGCAGGCGGCGCAGCGCGTCCACCGCATCGGCCAGCCCAGTGCGGTCGTGGCGCGGTTCCTCACCGCTCACGGCACCTTGGACGATACCATCCAGAAAATCCTCGCCCGCAAGGCGCAGGATTTCCAGCAACTTTTCAACTGAAAGGAACACGCACCATGATCACCATTACCATCGAAGCCGGCGACGCCGCCGAACTGCGCAGGCAGCTTGTGGCGCTGCTCGGTCAGCAGCCGGTCGAGCAGGTCGAGCAGGAAGCCGTCAGGGAGCCGGTTACTGCTTGGAAGAAAAAAGCCAAGAAGGCCGAGGAGCCCCAGAAGGCTCCGGAGCCCCCGAAGGCCCCGGAGCCCTCGGTGGACGAGGTGCAGGAAGAAGTTATTCAGGAGCCCAGCTTCGTTGACGAAGAGGAGTCCATCGACGTGACCCCTGAAGCCGAAACCGCCGTCATGCTGCTCAAGCTGAAGGAGCAGCAGCTTGGCAGGCTCCGCGACCTCTTCAACGCGGGCAAGGGCCCCTTCGTGCGGCAGCTTCTTGCCAAGTACGGAGAAGGTGCGAAGGTGTTCCCTGAGGTGGACGCCAAGCACTTTCCGGAGATCAAGAAGGAGCTTGACCGGGAGCTAGGGGCGCACTGATGGGCACATTTGGTGGCGATACCTTCAGTGAATCGCTGGATGGTGACCGCCTGCGCGTCCAGCTTAATGCGGTGTGGGCCTTCATGTTTGACGAAAGGTGGCACACCCTGAATGAAATATCCGTCGCGATAGGCGCACCGGAAGCATCGGTGTCGGCGCGGCTGCGCGATTTCCGCAAGCCGAAATTCGGCGGGCATGTCGTCGAGCGCCAGCGCATCCCCAACGGCAACGGCCTGCACATCTACCGTCTTCGCAAGAGGAGCCAGACGCCAGTGACGGACCACGCGGATGCCGGGTTCAAGGACCTGTTCGGCTATGACTGACCATGCCGCCGCCCCATCGTCCATCGGGATGTGGACGGTCTATGACCATCCCAAGGACTATCCGAATGCGTATGTGGCGAGGCTCTGGAACGGCACGGTCCCGGCCAGCGATGTCATATTGTGTACCGACATCGACGAACTGCGCGGGATTCTGCAGAAGAAAGGCTTCGTCAAGCTGATGCGGCAGAAAGGCGACGACCCGGTGATCATGGAGGTGTGGATATGAAGAAGAAAAACGAGGCTGAAATGAAAAAGGAACCGAACCGGTTCAAAACGATAGCGGACGCCATCGCGTCACGCTTCGAAATTGGCCAGCGGGTCGAATGGGACCGCATTCGCGATATGGCCGACCTCCATACCGGAGGCGACCTCGACATGATCCAACTCGACATCCTGACCGACATGGTTGAACGGCGCATCAAGATCGACTGAACCGCTCGCTGCAGGAGGTTGGGATGAAAATAGCGGACCTGTTCATGGAGGTGTGGCTATGACCGACCATGCCGCAGCCTCGCCGTCATCCGCAGAAATGTGGATGAACTGCCCCGCCAGCGTGACGCTGGCTGCGGGCCGCACGCGCCCCTCCTCGCTCTACGCCAAGGAGGGCACGGCGGCGCACCAGATTGCCCAGATGATACTAGGAGGGGACCTCTTTCCGCCGGGACGCATCACCGTCGAGGGCTCCGAGTTCATCGTCGGCATCCCAATGCTGAAGGCGCTCAACCCATACATCGATTTCGTCCAGAAGCTTCAGGACGCCGGTGCGGAGGTCAGGGTCGAGCAGCGGGTTGGGCTTACGTGGTCGAACGGCATAGTGTGGGGAACGACTGATTGCGTCGCACAGAGCGGCGAAGTGCTCCACATCGTTGATCTTAAGTACGGCAAAGGGGTGCCCGTCAACCCAGACCACGCGCAACTGAAAATCTATGCCCTCGCCGCCATCCATACCTTCTACCCCCACAGCCGGTTCGAGACGGTCAGCCTGACGGTCGTCCAGCCCCGCATCAATCCCGTCCCGCAGACCCTGCTGCTGACCGAGGACGAATTGCTGGACTGGGCCGACAGCGACCTGCAGCCAGCCGTAAAACGCATCATCGACAACGATGTGACCGAAAAATACGGCCATTGGTGCAGGTGGTGCATCCGCAAGGGTGAATGTGAAGCATTCAGGCTGCGGAAAAATTCACAGGCAGCAGAAATATTTGATGATGGGGTTGTCAACATGCAGTCAGTATGCTAGGTAAACAGTCTTGAACTGGTAGAACTCGAAGAACTCGTAGAACTGAAAGGAACTGGAAATGGCATCTATCAATACGCCGTATGGCACACTCTCTTTCCCCAACCTCTTCAAGCCCAAGGCCCGGGCAACCGGTGGCGAGCCCGTCTACTCGGCGGTGATGCTGTTCTCGCCCGTCCAGCAGAAGGACGAGGCCTACAAGAAGATGGTGGACGGCTGCATCAAGGCCGCCAAGGAGGAATGGGGCGACAAGATCAACCTCAAGGAAGTCAAGATGCCTTTCCGCGACGCAGGCGAGAAAGCTGGCGTCTGGGGCGGTTTCGAAGAGGGTCACATCTTCATATCCCCGTGGTCGCAGACCAAGCCCGGGGTCGTCAACCTCCAGCGGCAGAACATCCTTGCTCCCGAAGACGTTTGGGGCGGGCAACTGGTTCGCATGAACCTGACGCCCTTCGCGTGGATGAACACGGGCCGCAAGGGCGTATCATTCGCCCTCAACCATGTGCAGGTGATCCGCACCGACACCGAGCGTCTGGACGGTCGCGGCTCCGCCGAGAAGGTCTTTGACGACGGTGTTGTCAAGGAAGAGGAACTGGAGGAAGCTCCGTTCTAAGGGAGAGGTCCATATGAGGGCTATCCGCCAAGCCCGACAACGGCAAGCCGCCTCCCTCTCTCCCGGCGTAAGAGGTTGCGCTATTCAAAGGGTCAAGGCGACACGGCGATGGACTTACGGGCATAAAGATAACTCCAGATGACCGGGGCTCCCGATGGGCACACACCGGGGGCCCCAACCTCGAAAGGACCATGAATGGAAAGTGAACTCGCGCAGGCGATGGAACGTGAACTGTCGTCACTGGGCAACGGCAACGGCCTGCGGGCCAAGACCAGCAGCCCCCTCAACACCGTGACCGCCGATATCGAAGCGCTCAAGCGCAAGCTCGACGCCCTCATCAAGGGGCTGGGGCTGCTGAAAGACCAGCTTTAGGGCCGCAACACCCCGCGAGGGGTCGAACCCTTGACCCGAAGCTGAGTACTGAGAGCGGCTAAGCCTAGGGTGTGCCCCGGAAGATGGGGGATCGGTGACAGATATGGAAACCCGATGGAGAGCCCCGGAGCCCCAGAGCCCCGGGGCTCTTTTCACATCTTGGGCATGTCGATCCCGGTGTGTATCCCGGTGAAGTTCAACAGCATCAGCACCACAACCAGCACCGCCAGCACGACGATGGCGATCTTGATGAAACGCGCCGGCGGGTCGGGGATCGGTATGGCGTCGATCACGAAGTAGACCAGCCACATCAGGATGCCGACGACCAGCAGGTAGATGATGAGCGATACCAGAACGCCAATCATTCACTTGTTCCTTCCTTTGCCTTGTCCACCGCCGTTGTTCCCTTCGCCGTGATTGCCATTGTTCCCCTGTCCGTGATTGCCGTTGTTCCCTTGAGAACCGCCCCCACTGCCACCCCCAGACCCACCTCCGCCACTACTCCCACCGCCACCGCCGACACTACCGCCGCCACCCTGCCCGCCTTGACCTCCGCTATCAGTCCCAGAACCGCCAGCAGCACCGCTATTGCCAGTGCCGCCGTCGCCAGCAGGATTGCCGCCGCCAGAGCCTCCTCCCGGAGCCTCGCCAGCAGGGCTGTTGCCGTTGCCGCCACTGCTACCAGTATGAGGAGCGCTGCTGTCAGTAGCATCTGGGCTGGCCCCTCTGGTTCCCTTCCCGGGCTTCTCGACGGCCAAGCCACCGCGCTCCACCGTCTGGTTTGCCCGATACACCCGATACACCTTCGTGCAGTCTTCCCTGACGGCGGCGTAGGTGCGGTCGGTAAACGTAATGACGCAGTGTACCCCGTTTGTCAGTTGCCTGCCGTTGCTGTTCTCCGGCAGGGGCTCCCGGACCTGAGTGATCTGCGCAGGGTTGACCAGCACCATGCGGCCATCGACCGTGTGCAGCGCGAGCAGGCCGCTAAGCAGCAGGGCGGGTGCTGGGCGGTCCAAGTCCGGTTACCTCGCCGCCCTTGTCGAGAAACTCGGGCCATGGCGGCACGTCGGTGTCGAGCGACGGCACCCAGTAGGTCTGGCCGTCATCGCCGGTCGCCATGATCATCCATGTGTCCGTCGTCTCGTCGTGGACCCATTCTGCGGAAACGTATTGCATCCTCACATCCTCGCATTGCAGAAGTAGTTGGCAGAGAAGATGCCGGTACCAGTGCCGTTCGCCACGCGCCCTTCCGTCACGAAGTTGGCCGAGATCAGAGACGTAGAACCATTGGTCGTCGGAAAGTTGATGTTTGCCAGATTAGTTATGGTTATCGTTGGCGCAGCCCGGAACAACACATTCACCGGACCCGTGCAATTATAGGTCTGCCCCGACGTGACGTTGCCTGAGAACAGACCGTAAACGAGCTGCCAGTAGCGCCTGCAGGCGATCAGTTCGCTGGCGAAGTCAGGCGTCACCCATGGCGGGGCCAGTCCGGTTCTGTTCGGATCGGCGTAGAGGCCAACATCGCCAACCAAAAAACTGGCACCGGCTGTTGTCATGCCGTTGGTCGAACCGACACCAGCAAAAAATACGCCTGCCTGCCATGCATCAAGAGTGCTAGTCGTATAGGTGGAACCAGCAGCGAAAGTAATGTTGAGAACCATCGCCTTGCTGCTATCGGCAGGCCACGTCCCAGTCGTATCGCCGAGAACGACAAACACAACCTGCTGCCAGACATTAGCTGCCGAGATGGTGAACAAGTGGGCATAGGTGCGATCCTGTGCACCATTGGACAGAACAGCAGAGAACGTTCCTGTAATCGAAGCACTTATCCAAAAGCGGACGACGGCGGCTTTAGCCCCCGCCGTGCCCCAACCCAGATTGGAAATACGATTACCCTCGATGTTCTGCCGTACAATCCAGAAATCGGTAGCCCCCAAGGATGCCTTGGCGGTGCCAACCGTAGTATTGATCATGCATGTCGAACCGTTCGGTGTAACAGCCGACACATTGCGGACTGCCGCTACTGTTCCGGGCGACACGCTCCACAATACGGGCCACTGATCAGCGACGTAATACCCGCCAATCGAAACTAGGTTGCCAGAGCTTACGTTGCCGTTTTCCTGAGAGTGCTGCATCGCGCCGTTGACGACGCGGTTGTAGCTGTCGGCGGTGCCGGTCGTAACGGCTCCGGTGATCCACGCGCTGCCGTTCCACGTCCATGTCGGCCCGCCGGGGACTGGCGTGAACACTTGGTTGGCGGTCGGGCTGCTGGGGAAGTCAAACGCCACGGGTAGCCTCCACCAGAGGAGGTGGGTTGGGTGTAATGCCGAACTGCACATTGCTCGTAAAAGCGTTGGCCCGAGCATCCCAGATTGAGGCCAGCGCGAACTGGATGTCGGCATCAGGCACCGCCGCACCGCCGTCAGTCTCGATGGTGTCCTCAATGGTCGGGTTCGAGGAGACGACATGCGCGGCGAGCAGCGCATTGCTCTCGGAACCGGTGAAGATCCTGTTCGCGTAGCGGACGCGATTGTCATGGTTCTCCGTCGCTGGGTCTTCCGATGCGACCGACTGCGCCGTGCCGAGCGCGAGGAACCCAACGCGATTGTAAAATTCCGGCTTGCCAATCTCGGTGATTACGTCAGTCGTGCTCATGCTCTTGCCTCCAGTTCGGCGACCCGCGCCGCGAGTTCCTTGACTGCGTTGACCAGCGCGTAGATCAGCGGAGTCGTGTCGATGTCGCGCAGGTCGTCCACCTTCACGCCATCAATGTAGCCGTTGTTCCTGAAGACCAGCTTGGGAAAGACATCCTCGACTTCCTGCGCGATGAAGCCGACATGCTCCTTGCCGGATTTCGCATCCAGATAGTGATTTGAGTTGGGGTAAGGGGCGGGCTCCGTTTCGAGGTCGAGAAGCCGTGGTTTCGGCTTGAGAATGCCCTGCTCGTCCGTCCTTGTTACCTGCTCTTCCGGCGGCTGCGGCGTGTCGTTGCCCTTGAACGTGAACCGCTTGGGCTGAAGCTGGAGGATTTCCTGAAGCCCCGCGTCGAACGTCCCGAGCACGTTCTTGATGCGCGCGTCGGAGCTATCGGCCCAAGCCCCGCCTCCCGGCTTGTAGCCCGTGGTGCCGACAACGATGAAAGAATGATCGGATTGGCGACTGTAGCAAGCGGTCGCGTTGTTCTGGAACAGGTTAACGTCACCCGTGGACGAGTTCATCTGCCAGTAATAGCCGGATTGATACTGATGAATTCGGTTGATACCGCTCGTATAAAAGCCGATGAGGGTAGTACTGCCACCGGAAAAAAGGCCCGCCCCGGCGATGATGTTGCTGGTCGTATAAAGTTGACCGTCGGAGCTAAGCTGAAGCTGTCCCGCCGTACTGCCGGAACCATTGGGGCGGAGGTAGCAGGCTCCGCTGCCACCATTGTTGCAGAGCAGGGCGCTGACGTTGTTGGCGATGAAATAAGCGTTGGAGGAGACGGTCCCGGTAGCCGTGACATTGCCCGCGTTGTCGATGGTCATGTTGACCTGCGAAGCATCCACTTTCCTGAAGGTGTGCACAGTGGCGTCGTAATAGGCGGAGTTGCGTGCTGCCGTGATGGAGTGTAGCGGGCCGTACAGTTCGATATTGGCACCAGTGTTGTAGGCATTGCCGCCTGACAGAAAAAGCCCGGCAGAAGCGTCCGGATTGTTGGAATACAGGATGTTGGTCAACACCGTGGGGACGGTGAGAGTGCCGGTCATCGTGTCGCCGGCAATATCGACGAAATTGGCGTCAGCCTCGCCCTTGGAATAGGAGTAGCCGCTGCTGGCGCTCTGGTTGGTCTGCACCCACTGCGACGAGTTGCCGTCGTTGTACCAGAGGTACATGGCCCCGGTGTCGCTCTCCCACCATTGCGTACCGGCCACCGGCGAGGCGGGCGGCGTGTCGGAAATGATTGCGCCGCCGACGACGCTGGAAAGCGCATTCGTGACGAACGCCGTGGTCGCGATGGCGGTGGTGCTGTCGCCCG